GCGACTCGGGCTTGCTCGTTGACGAGTGCAGTCATTCCAGCGCTCGGCGTGATCGGAGATCCGTTGCCATCGCCGACCGCCACATGCGCGAACACAAGCGGCGTCGAGCTCGCGACCGCGTCGGCTAGACGGGTCAGCCCAAGGGTCGTGAAGATGGCGTAATAAGTCGGCGTCGGCACTACGGGCCTCCGAAAGAGATCGAGGTATGTCGGCCGACGGTCACCGCCGGATAGATCAGGAGCGGCGCGCGGCGATCGGATTCGACCGCGTACTCAGACAGCTTCGCGCGGGTGGGAGCAAAGCGATGCGTCAGCTCAGAAATCTGGATCAGTTGCGATCTCGTTACGCCGGTCTGATCAACGAAGATTCGCAGACGATAGGTGTAGGCCGGCGCCGCCTCCTCCCACCATTCGATCACCTCACCCACGACGGACATCAGGTCGAAGAGGCGACGAACGGAAAAACGAGTGCCAGACTTCTTGCGAATCGCGAAGATGTTGACCAGTAGCGAGCGCTTTCCTTCGGTGGTGGCGTCGTCCCAGATCTGCAGATTGTTCAGGTTGAACGCCCACGCCAGCTCATTGAGGATCGGATCGTCGAGCTCGGAGATCCTCGGCAAGATCACTGCCTCGATAATCGCAGCGCCGGCCGCGCGCAACTCGGGATCGATCGCCAGCGATAGCGCGATGATCTCGGGATCAGACGCGATCGACTCCGGAAGAAAATCGATCAACGAGGCGTCTCGAATATCAGTCATCTTCGACGCCTCCGTACATGAGCTGCACGTAGGACGCGCGCGCGGATTCGTCGCGCTGGAGTGCGGTGAAAGCTGGATCGGTCACTACGACGCGCTTCGCACCGGCGTTTACGAGACGGGTAATCAACTCTGACGGGTTGATGTCTCGACCGATTGCCGACTGCTGCCAAAGCAGATAGGCGTCGAAGGCGTCATCGGCGGCGGCCTGAATCTCCGAAGCTGAATTAGATCGACTTCTCCCGATGTAGTAAGTCGCGATGCAATCGAAATCCTGCCACTCAGGAGCCTTGACCGTGACGGAGTCCGTCAGGGGGCGAACGCCTTCGGCGGTGAGCGCATCTCCGACAGTAGTGAGCAGTCCTCCGTCCGGCTCGGGAACGACTGATGTCAGAACCCCAGAAACGTCGTGCTCTCCCTTGATGACGATGACGAAAACCTCGCCGGGATCGGGAGGCGTTCCCGCCATGTCCCCGGAGTCGTCAGGGCCAAGCGCCACAGCGTCGGCAACCGACCCAGACGCCTCCAAGGCTGCCGCTTCATAGGCCGTGCGCGGACCGCATGTAGAGCGGCTTTCTGGAACGTCACGCAAGCGCGCGCGGAATTCTTCGAGGCTCTCAAGGTCGCGACCAGAGATCGTCTCGGTCGTGTTGGACACTCCTGTGCACCCTGGCACGAGCGTGGGATCGACAAGCGTGTCGATCTGTCCGATGGCTATCCCGTTCGTGGAAATTCCAGAGACAAGACACTGCACCGTCGCATCCACGTGGTCGTCCGTGGCGGTCGTGTCTTCGATCACTTGCCACAGGTTCGTCCCGTCGGTGACACGAACACCAGCCGGGATCGTATGAGCCGCCACGGAGGCGAAGGAGAATCTCTCCATGCACTGCGATGGCGCCGCCGCGATTTTCTGCTCGCCCCATAGGAGGGCAAGATCAGCGATCCACTGATCGGAGACGAATCGCAGCAAGCTTTGCTTGCCTGAAAAATCGATTAGCGCTCGCTGCTGAGCGAGCAAAAGAAGCAGAGCCTGGAGGTGCAGTCGCCGTGGATCGGCGGGCGCGAGCGTGGTGCCGTTGGGGTTGGCAGCCGACTTGGTTGCCTCCTTGTACGCCGCCAGAGCCTCCGCGAGGACAGTCGCCGGATCTTTCTCTGCGAGGACGGGACCGCTCATCGGACACCATCCAGCGACGTCGTGGCGATCAGTTTCCCGTCGGCACTCGCTTGCAGGTCGACTTTCGTGATCTGCGCGCGAGGCTCATAGGTTCGAACTGCGCGAATCACGTCTGCCTGCAGGCGCGCGCCCGCGGCCGACTGCGGAAGATCGATTACATCTTGCGGCGTGCCGAGCGCCCTCGACAGCGGGACCGTTCCCGGAGCCGTGATCAGAAGCGTCGTGACGTTCTGGACGACCTCCTCGGCCGTGGTCGGAGACCAGTTGATCATCAGTGGTACTCCTCAAGGGAAAGGCCCACCACTGCGAACGTGAGCACGCCGTTCCGGTTGAACCGACGCCACTCTTCGCTCACGTCGTGAAGAATGAAGTCGCCCACCAGTTCCCCGCCCACCGTGAACTGGAGCACCGCCCCTTTGTCTGCTTGCTCTCGCAACTGGCGAAGCTCGTCACGGGGGACCACGCCGCGATCGATATCGAGCCGCACCGAAAGGCCGATGGTCGCGAGCCCTGGACCGATGAACTCTTGACGGGGCTTTCCGCCGTACACCTCGTGCGCCACCCATCGGGCAACGGCGGATCGGCGTGCATCCTGCCAGGTGCGCACCTTGTCGGCGCTCACCTCGAACGTCACCGGACCGAGCACGCCGATCATTTCGCGCTCACCTTCTCGGCGGCAACATCGGCCGGCGGAAGAGCGTTGGTCAGCTGCTTTGCAGCAATCGCGGCCTTCATCGCCACATAGACAGCGTCGGGAGCGGACGGAGCAGTAGTGACAATCGGTAAGGACTCCGCCCCAAAAACGCTATCGATCACATCCCAAAACGCAGAGAAGTTATCGTTGACCTTCGGCGCCAGCGCCACCTTATCCGAGGCGTCCGGATCTCCCAGTCGGATGTCATTCCCCGCGATCGATCGCTTGCCATCGTCGTCGAGCGGTGCGGCATCGCTCTCGGTGTAGATCGCGCCGAGCACGTACCCAACACCAAGGCGCCCATCCACGAGTAGGCACAGAACCGGCGTGTTTTCGACCGGCAGAGAGTAGTCTCCGGGACGCGTCACCAACACCTGAAGATCCCAACTCACGAAGCCGTCGATCTCGTCGAACTTCACCTGCGCGGTGTGGCGCTTCTTGTCCACCGACGACACGCGACCCGTTCGGATCTGGCCGTAAAGCTGTGAGACGGAGGACATCTAGTAGCCCTCCAGGCATCGGCGCACTTCCAGGTCGCAGGTGTATCCGCCAATCGGTTTGTGCGTGGCCTTCGTGATGATGAATTTCCCATCCAGGCTGGCCGCATTCTTCAGATCAAACGTCACTCCAGCGACGAGGCCGGGATCCCCGACCGTGGTGATCTTGCCGCTGGTGGCGAATCGGTTGGCGTTGCGAAGGAGCGCTTTCGCTCGGGCTACCGCCTCGGACACGTCGCTGATCGGAATGACCAGTTCGAGCGTTTGCCCATTCGGATCGAGTCCCGGCACCGTCACTCCGTCAGGGGGGAACTGTCCCTTGGACGTCTTACCCGTGCGCGGATCAAAGCAGGACACATGGCAAGACCCGTAACGACCGCTATCATCGCCGTCGAAATTCCATGAGAGCACGTTGCCGCCGCGTAGATCGATCTCTCCCGACGAGGCGACCGCATCGACCTTGCTCTCGTCGTAGATCACGATCTTTGACTCGGTGACCTTCAGAGTGCGGCCGACTTCTTTGCATAGCTCGCCGAGAAATTCGAGGTCACTCTTGTCGTTCTGGACCGCGTTTCTGTAAGACGGTCCGGGATCTCCGTCGAACTCCAGCTTGAGGATGGCGCGCTGCGCGATGTCGTCGGCGATCTGTTTGATCGTCACGCCTCTCCATGCGTGCGTTCGCTTCCGGCGACGTAGGCCAGTTGCCAGCGGCGCGGAGACACACTGCAAGCTCACCCGATGCGGAGGTCCCGACAGCGAGATTTTGTCGTGCGCAAACGTGCCGAGCCGAAGCGAGGTCAACTTGCTCCCGAACCATCCCTCGGCCTCAAGCCTGGCCACCACCTGATCACCGAACTCCGGGCGCCAGTCGCCAGACCATAGGTTGTCGCGGTCCTCAAGCTCGAGCGATAGATCGTCGGCGGCCCCGGAGAGATTGTCCGTGTATCCAAGCGATAGCAGGTGAGGCGCAAGGTCACGCGCGATCGCCTTCGACTGCCACGTGACCGCAAGCTTCGTGTGTCTCCCGGTCTTCTGATCCGGATAGGGATCGAGTACCTGCTGCGCGTTCGCGTCGGTGGGGCGCGAGGTATAAGGGTCGAGGACGGCGTCCCTCATGGGAGCCTCCACGGCGGCACGCTCGACGGCAGCGGTGAGCCCGGAAGATCGGGGACGTTAAGCTGCACACCCGCGGAAAACTGAGCGACGTAATTGTGCTCGGGATTCGCGTCGAGCATCAGATCCATGTGCAGTTCACTCCCGAGCGCGCGATAAGCAATCGCGTCCCAGGTATCGCCTGATCGCGTGATGTAGCTACTCATAGGCCACCCGTCGGTGATGCGCTGCGCGACGGTCGTACGCCTCAAGCGCCTCTTTCTTGGCGTGATCCATCCCCTTCGCGACGTGGTGCCTTGAGCGCGCGTCGTGGATGTGAACGACCGGGGCCACATGGACGCCGCCTCCGGCGTCACCCGTACGGGGTAGCGCTGTTCCGGGGTGCTCGGCCGCGTAGACCGCCTGTCCGTGCGTCATACCACCGGCTTCGAGCCGAGCGATGCGAGCCAGCTTGTTGCGGTTCTTCATCTCAAGTTGGTTCTTGTTGACGTCGACGCCGGCATCCTCGAGCGCCTGATTCCTCGCTTCGCCGGCCTCGGAGAATTTGTTGATGCCGTAGAGGCCCGCTCCTAAAACAACGGCGCCAATCCCCAGCGCAGCCCCGGCGCCGCCGAGACCTCCAGCGCCTCCACCTACTCCCGGCGCTCCTCCGGCTGCAGCCGCCGCACGCGATGCGGCGGCATATCGAAAAATAGCAGCGGCTGCCTTGAAGCCTTCAATCCCGATCTTTCCAAGCGTGGTCGCCAGCGGCGCCAGCCGTAGCGCCCCCACCGCGATCGCTAGATTTCCGAAACCACCAGTCAGCTTCGCGGCGCCGTTGACCAGCCAAAGCACCTTGGATCCAAAGCTCTTCACCTCGGACGCGATCATCTTGATCGCCGGAATTCCCTTGGTCTCGATCCACTTCGCGATGTTCTCCGCCCACTCCTTGATCTGACCGCGATTCTCCAGCGCCCATTGCGAGATGCTCTTGAAAGCGCTGGTCATCGTCGGCAGGAGAGCGGAACCGATCGTGTTCGTCGTGCCCTCGATCGCCAGCTTCATGTCCTTCGACGCCTTCTCGGCGGCGATGGCTGCAGCTACAGATTCGTCGGTCATGACTCCGCCGAATTTGTCGGCGGACTTTGACAGCTTCTCGATACCCGCTGAGCCTTCCGAAAGGTACGGCAGTAGATTTTGAGCGCCCTTCCCGAAGATGGCTTGAGCGATTGCCGCCTTCTCGGAGTGGGTCTTCAGCTTCGCCATGCCGTCGGCGATCTTCTTGAGCTGCTCATCGGGCTTGAGTCCGGCGAGCTGCTTCGTGCTCAACCCGATGCGCTTGAACGGATCGGCCTCCGCACCTCCGCCTCCGCCGTCTCCGGTGTTGAGCATCTGTAGGCCAGGGATACCCAGCGGCCCAGCCTTGCCCTTCCCCGTCTTGTGCTTCCCGATCGTCACCGCCATCTTCGCCAGCGCGCGATCTAGATCCTCGACCTCGGCGCCCGACTGACGCGCACCGTAGCGGAGCTCCTGCAGCGCCCTGGCTCCGATGCCGAGCTTCTCGGCCGTCTCGCCGATGTTGGCGCCGGCATGGATGGTCCTCTCTGCCAGGAGGTGTAGCCCCTCACCGGCGACGAGCGCCCCTTCGGCGAAATGGAGAATGGTCTCGCCAACGCCTTTGATCTGCTCTCCCGCCTTGGCGAACAGCGGCTCGTGCTCTTTTCGCTTTCCGAACAGTCGCTCACGCGCGTGCTCATAGCTGGCCAGAGATTTTTGCTTTCGCTCTGTCGCTGCCAGCGTGCGCGCGAGGCGCTCTTGCTCGCTCGAGAGCTTGGACGTATCCACGCCCATTGCACGCAGCGCCGCGCCGTTCTTCTCGGCGGCCTTCGTCGCGCGGTCCATCTCGTGGGCGGCTTTCGCCACCGCGCGCTCGCCGGCCTTACGCCACTGCGTGGATTCCTTCGTCGCGCCGCCGGCTGCCTTCTCCGCCGCCTCGAGCTTGCGCAGAGCCTCGCTCGCCTGGTTGTAGCGCCCCCTCGAACGATTTACTGCATCGTCGAGCTTCTTGTACGACGCCGCTGCCTTCTCGGCATCCTTGAGTTTCTTCGTCGCGTCGGTGAGCTTGGTCAGCGCAGCGGCGGCGTTGTAGGTATCGGCCTTGAACGCCTTGGCGATCGTGGCGCCGATCTTGATGGCCGTTTCGTAGGTGCGGCTCATCAGTCACCGCGCTCCGCAGCTGCTCGATCTTCTAGCTGGATATCGACTACGGTACGCGCCCACGCGCACGCATCCGCCCAGGGCAGCGACAGCCAATAGGGGATCGGGGTGTGGGTCGCCATCGATAGCCTCGCCGTCATGGCTCGGACGGCCGCAGCGGCCGTTGCCGCGGTTAAACCGAGCCCGTCAAAAAAGCTTGAACAGTCGTCGCCACCTCTACGTAGTCGCGCGCGGGAAGCCTTTTGATCGCCTCCGCGGGAATTCCGCTCGCTTTCGCTGCGATCTGAATGTGCAACTCCGTATCGGTCACCAGCACGCGCACCGACTCGCCTTTGAACGCCGTTGCTTCGCGGACACAAAAGTCAATATCCGCTCCGGTGAGCGCATCGAGATCAAGATCGAGGGCCTCCAGAGACTTCTCTCCGACCGTGATCGGTTTCGAGAGAGCGATCTTCATCAAACCCCTCCAACGTCCCGCCGAACTTTGGCGAGAAAGTCGACTCCGTTGACACGGAAGATGTCGTTGAATTTATCGAGCTCGATGACCGGAACCCCGTCGAGAGAGATGCGGATGACCGCACACTCGAGGTCGTATTCAGCCCCCATCACCTTGCCGGGCTCGAACTTCCCGAGCCCGTAATGCTTCCCCTGTCCAGTGCACTCGACGCGCATCGCTTGGGTCTGAAGAAGTCCAAGCATCGGATCCTGGATCTGAATCGACCCGCGGATATCGAGCACCTGACGAACCGGTGCGAGCAGAAGCAGTGCCGCCTTGGTGGCAGTCCTCCACTTCAGCTTGACCGTCTGCGAGCTGAAATGACCGAGCACCGGCGAGGAGTAATCTCCTGCGATCCCGGCGCCGGAGATGTTCTCCGTCATCGATTCGAACGTCGGCAGTTCCACGTCCGTCAGGCCGAGGAACTCGGCAGCATCGCCGCCGTAGCAACGGAAGTTGACCAGCCTCTCAGGGATCTTCGACACGTGGTCCTCCTATTACGCCGCGAAGAGCTCGGCGAGAGCGGTCGGGTCGTACTCGAGCGTGAACTCCATCTCTTGCGCGGGGCTCGGCGGCGTCAGCGTCAGATGCCAACGAATCTTCCCGTCGGCGAGGTCGGTCGTTGGATTCTCATCCGAGCGAAATTCGATCTTCCCGTCGACGAGCGCACCGGCCGCGATGAGCCCGTTCAGGAACGAGGTGAGCGTTCCCATCACGAGATCGACCAGCCGTCGATTGATCGGGTCGTCGACGTTGGTGTCAGTGGTGAGAATGATCGTGTTGCCGATCCAATTGAACATGCGACGGATCGCGATGAACGTGTCCTTAGGATCCGTGCTCGACGGATACCCGCCCGTGCGATTCCCCCACGAGCGCCACCCGTTGAAGCCGTTGAGCAGGGTCATGATGCCCTGGTCGTTGAGCGTGTTCGCCTGCGGGCGCGTGAGGAGTACTTCAGTCCCGTCGTCGAGCACCGCAGCGGTTCCCGTGACGGGCTTGTTGCTCGGGCTGGCGTATGGAAGATCGTTGTGATCGCTGTCGGCGACGTTGGCGACGCACGCCAAGACGGTGCTCAGATGGTAGACGTCGGTGCCGTTCTTGAGCTTCGGCCAGCACGGCACCGAATTGATCGAAGTGTAGCCGTTGTCCGTCTTCCATGCGGGCGCATCGGCGTAGCTCGCAATGTCCCCTGAGTCGGTGGACAGATCGGTGAGCGCCATCGCGCGGAACGCGCCATTGATCGCGGCTGCGATCACAGCCATGCGCGCCGCAACCTCGGGGGTCTGACTCCACTTCGGAGCGACGATGAACCCCGGCACCAGGCGCAGCGCGGGATAGACCTGCTCGATCACTTCGAGCCCGGTATAGACGCCGGC